GATAATTTATAATTTAACAGAACAGATGTTACACAAACTTCTAATGGAAACGATCCAAGAAGGTTACGATAACCAGATGATAGAGAGGGAAAGACTTTTAGACTACTATGAGGGATGTAACCTTGAATATGACTTAAAGAAATACTTTAATAGTGAATCATTATCGCAGATTCCACCAATGTATATCAACCTTGTAAGAAACATCATTAGTAGAAGGGCATTAGTATATCAACAATCTCCAGTACGATACAATGATAAGTATAATGAAATCATAGGGGATTTTGATTCGTTTATGAAACAATTTGAACAACTGACTTATCTCTTAGGTACTGAAGGGCTATATACTTATTGGGATGATACCCAACAACAACTTAAATACAGACCTATTCATTTCTTTGTTCCATTCTTTAAACCGAATGAAGATGAACCATTTGCTGTTATGTGGCAAGTAGAATCACAACTCCAGGCAAGATCAGAAGATGCACAGTATATGTTTTGGAGTAAAGAAACAGAAACAATGGAAGGCAAACACTTCATGATTAGCAGTAGAGGTAAGATTACTTCTGTTGTAGATGGCGATAAGAACCCTTATGGAGATACTATTCCATTCACGATTTCACATAGACATCCCTACACTAGAGATTTCTTTAGAGAAGGTGCTAATGACTTAGTAGATGGTATGAGAAGTGTTAATATTTTACTAACTGAATTAGCTTTACATGGCAGATTTGCTTTAGGACAACCAGTCTTTACTGGACTTGATACTGAAACACGAATCACTATGGGACAAGATAAAGCTTTAGTGCTTCCTGAAGGGGCTAACTTTAATTATGCAAGTCCTAATGCCAACATAACTGGTATGATTGATTCTACTAAGTATATGGTGGATAGTATTGCCCAAGCAAACAATGTAAGAATCAACTGGACCAGCAATGCACAAGAATCAGGGCTATCTAAAAAGATGAATGAGATTGACTTAATGGATGCTTTACGAAGTGATGTAGAACAAATCTATAGACCATTTGAGAAAGAACAATTTAGAATAGCACAACGAATCTGTGAAGTATCAGGTGGGATTCAATTAGGGGATCAATTCAGCATAGACTTTAGTGAAAGAGAAGTGCCAATGAGTAGTCAAGAAGAAATTGGTTACTACACTTGGGCATTTGCAAACAACATTGAAACACGAAAGAGTTATCTACGAAAGAAGAATCCTGACTTACAAGAAGATGAGATTGATACGATTGTAGAACAGATAGATGCAGAAGCACCTGAAACACCTGAAGGAACATTGATTGACCAGATCATTAATGCACAAGAATAATGGCTGATTTAGACTTTTATAAAAAAGATATGGAAAAAATCCAAGCAGCACTTCTTAAAAAGATTGAGAAAGTATTGGGTGGATTGACTGTATTAGATGATGTAGGATTAGCAACAGCATTTAAACAGATTAACTTCCTAGATGAGTTAAATGCTTTAGGATTTCCTGCTTTGCTTAAAAAAATTAAAGGATCGTATGATAAAAATGCAATTAAAAGTTTTGACTTATTAAAAGCAACACAACGAACCAAACAAGCAGCTACAGCAGTCCAGGCAGTAGAGATATTAAGCATACTAGACTTAACGACTATATCTGCAGGGGTAACAAAGTATGCTAATGAATTAAAGACTGCTATGTTTAGAGGATTGCTTACTGGACAAAGTTCTGCAAGTATTATGGAAGGGCTAACATCAACCTATGGAGTAGGTAGAGCATTAAGTAGTAAACAACAGGTAGCATTACTACAAGATAGTTTTGCACGATTTAGTAGAACGACTACTGCGAAGTTATTTCAAGATGTTCCTGAACAAAAGTTTGAATATGTAGGACCTGATGATGAGGTAACAAGAGATGAATGTGTTACTGGATTAGTAGCAGGGCAAATAACAGCAGAAGAAATACCAACACTAACCAATACCACTATAGAAGGTGGTGGTGGGTTTAATTGCAGACATGAATGGTTTCCAGTATAATGAAAGCAAGAGATATAGCAAGTTTTACTAAGACAAATTATGGACAATTAGCAGTTCATGCAAAAGGGTTGATTGTTAAAGACATGAACAAAGGTGTCATGCAAAATGGTATTTTTAAATATAAGTCAAAAGAATATGCAGCAAAGAAAGCAACTGGTGCATTAGGAAAGTTTAGAAAGAGTGATAGAGTAACCATGTTATTAAGTGGTGAAACATCAAGAAGAATTAGACCTGAAGGTAAAAGCGATAGAGCCACATTAGTATTTGAGAATGGAACTATTGTCCAAGCCAATGAAGATAAAGGATATGTCATAGCAGACTTAAACACAAAGAATAGAAATAGTTCTGCATTATTCTTACAAAGAATTGTTGATAGGAATGTAAAGAAATATGAAAGCAAACCTATCACCATTAAAATAGGTAAATAACATAAGGGGGCAGAATGTCCGAAGAAAATACACAAGTAGTAGAAGAAGCAAGAGCAGAAGATGCTACACAGGGAGTTGAAAACTCCAAAGATGGTCTATTAGTTCAAGAGAATAAAAAATATAGACAAAGGGCTCAAACAGCAGAAGCCGAGCGAGATAAGCTCATAGAAAACCATAGACTTCAAGAGCAAAAAAAACTTGAAGAAGATGAGGAATACAAATCTTTGTATGAAAGCGAGAAAATAGAAAACAATAAGCTAAGACCTATTGTTGAAAATTTTGAAATGCAAGACAAACAAAGACGAGAATATCTGCTGTCCCAACTTTCAGATGACGATCAAGACATATACCAAGACCTCACAACAATCAAGTTGGAAAAGCACATTGAAAGACTGGGAAAGAATAAAGTGCAAATATCTGATGCTAAAGAAGTTACTTCTAGTGGCAAGTTCGCTTCAAATACGAAGTGGGCAGATTTATCTGATGAAGATAAAAAACAAGCTAGAAAGAATCCAACTCTTTGGAAACAGATAGTAGAGGGGTATGCTAAAAACTAATTTAGGAGATTAATTAAATGGCAAATATAACAACAAGTACAGCTGCTTCATTTATTCCTGAAATGTGGAGAGATGCAATTCTTGACTATGCTGAACGAAAATTCGTTCTTCGTAACCAAGTATCAGACTTCTCATCTATGTTAGCAGGTGGTGGCGACATTCTTAACATACCGAAAGTTGCAGAAGAAACTGCTGCAGCAAAATCGGGTGGAACAGCAGTAACTTATTCTGCAAATACAGATGGAGTAATCCAATTAACTGTAGATCAACATCACTACGAAGCTAAACGAATTGAAGATATTGTAAAAGTACAAGAATCTGCAGATTTGTTTAATGCTTATGCACAGTCAATGGGCTATGCTTTAGCAAAGAAAGTAGAAAATTACCTAGCTGTAGATGTTCTACAAGCTGCAACAGGTAACGATACTGCTTTAGCTGCTGATAATACTTTCACAACTGCATTACTAAGAACTGGTTTACAGAAACTTCTTGATGCAGGACATGACTATACAGATGGGGATCACAATTTATATTGTAGTCCTGCTTCATATATGTCTTTACTATCATTAGGCGATTTTACAGATGCTAATGTTAGAGGAGATGGTGAATCACCTCATGCACAAGGAAAAGTAATGTCAGCTTATGGCTTAAATGTTTTCCCTTCAACAGATTGGGATGACGATGGTGGTACTGGCGATGAAACTGCAACTATTTTTAATAGACAATCAGTTTACTTTGCACAACAAGTAGCACCAAGAGTTCAAAGTTCTTATGACATTGACCATCTAGCAACATCAGTAGTAGCTGATGTACTATTTGGAGCAGCTTTATCTCATGCTGCTAGTTCAACAGCACTAGGAATTGTGAATTTTACTAATCCTTAATCAGGATAAGTGAAAATCGGTTAATTATGGGGGTAATTTATTTTGCCCCCATATTACCATTAAATATAAATTTGAAGGGGAATTAGATGCCATTATACGAATATAAATGCGAGTGTGGAAAGAGTTTTGATGCTATACAAGGTATCAATGAAGATAAACTAACACTTTGCAGAAATCTGTGTAAAGAGCCAAAGAAAGTAGAAAGACTAATTAGTAAATCTACTTTTATTATTAATGGGGCAGGTTCAATGCCTGATAGAAAACTATATAAGGAATTGGATATTGATAAATGAGTAGCAATACTAATATAGGGAATACACCTGTAAATCAGGGCTATGTTCAATTGATCCACATGGGAGAAACTGGTGGGATTGATGGAACACTTCGTGCTTTATATGATGGAGATGGTACTGCTTCTGATTTATTGATTGCTAGTGATAAAGTAAAGATTAGCACCACTCTTTATATTGGTAGTGATACTTTAGCAGAATATATCCAGGACACAGTAGGTACTATGTTTACTGGTAATACTGAAACCAACATTACTGTAACTTATCAAGATACAGATGGCACCATAGATTTAGTATCAACTGGAGAAGTAACTCTAATAGGTTCACAAACCTTAACAAACAAAACTTTAACAGCCCCAGTATTAACTGGTGTAACCCAAGGGGCAGATATTACACTATCAGGGGATTTAACAGTCAATGGTACTACAGTTACTGTTGACCAAACTAATTTAGATGTATCAGATAATATTATAGGATTAAATCGTGGGGCAAGTTCCAATGCGAATGATTCAGGATTAATCATAGAACGAGGGAGTACAGGAGATAATGCAGCAATTATATGGGACGAATCTGCTAATAAATTTACATTGGGTACAACAACCTCAACTCCAAGTGCTACTGGTGATCTTACAATATCTACTGGAACACTTGTAGCAAACCTTGAAGGTGCTGTAACTGGTAATGCTTCCACAGCAACTGCCTTAGCTAGTGCAGGAACACTTACTTTTACTGGAGATGTTGTAGGATCATCCACTCCGACTTACACAGGTGGGGGCAATTTAAGTATTGCAATGGCTATCCAAGCAAATAGTATTGCATTAGGCACAGATACTACTGGTAATTATATGGCACAAGTATCAGCAGGAACTGGTGTGAGTATATCTCATACACAAAGCGAAGGTTCTACAGCTACTATTTCAAGTAATGATTCTGCTATTGTCCACGACAATCTTTCAGGCTTTGTAGCCAACGAACATATTGACTGGACAACAGACCAAGGTGTTACAAATATTCATGCAGGAAATTATACAGATACAAATACAAATCAGTTAACTACATTTAATGTAACTGGAGATAGTGGAACACCAGAAAGTATAGCTCAAGGAAATACTTTAGATATTGCAGGTGGTACTGGTATTGCAACAGTAGTAAGTGCAACAGATACAGTAACAGTCAATTTATCACATTTAGGATTAGAAGATTTAGCAGATCCTAACGATGATAGAATATTATTTTGGGACGAGTCTGTAGGTGCAGGAAAATTACAATGGTTAGATATTGGAAGTAATATATCTATTAGTGGTTCTACTATAAGTGCCACAAATACTACTTATGCAAGTGATGATTTTGACCACGATGCCTTAATTAATTTTGTAGCAAATGAACATATAGATTGGACAGGGGCAAGTGCTGGAACAATCCATGCAAGTAATTACACCGATACTGTTACTACAATAGATGGCACAACAGCTAATGGTGTATTGACTTATGGTGGAACAAATAATATAGATACAGAATCTACTCTTACTTTTGATGGAAGCACTTTAGCATTAACAGGTGCATTGACTTCAACTGGAAACATTACTACAAATGGAGAAATATATTTAGATAATGGTGGAGATGCTATTGCATTTATGGGAGTATCTGATGCTAATTACAGAAAAGCATTATATGCAAGTAATGATGACCATTATGTAACTAATAGACATACTAGTGGGGATTTAATCTTAATGTCTAATAATGGTAGTGCAGGTGGAGAAACCGAAGCAATTAGAATTAAGCATACTACTCAAAATGTCGGCATAGGAACTGCTTCACCTGGAAGTAAGTTACACATTGCTGCTTCAGGTTCATATTCTGCTCCAACTGGTGGACTTGATGGAAATATTAATCTTTTAATTAATAATACTCAATATAGTGGCATTCAAATATTAGGAAGAAATGATGGTTCATCTTTTATACACTTTGGCGACCAAAATGATGCCAATGTAGGTGTAATAACTTATGAACATAGTGGCGATTATATGGCATTTAGAACTAATGCTACTGAAGCAATGCGATTTGATAACAGTCAAAATACAATAATACCAGCAACTTCTAAACTTTACTTAGATGGTGGTGGTGATACTTATATTCACGAAGATGCTGATGATAGATTAAGATTCTTTACTGGTGGAGATGAGTTTATGAGATTCACCCAACAAGATGCAGGTGGAGAAATATTTAGTATTTATCAAGATGTTTATATTCCAGATGATAAAAAAATACACTTTGGTGGTGGAAATGATTTAAAAATATATCACGATGGTTCTAACAACTACATAGAGAGTGCTACATCAGACCAAGACTTATTCATTAGAGTTAATGATGGTGGTTCTACTATCAATGCAATATATATAGATGCAAGTGAAGTAGGTAGAGTTAAACTTCCAAATGATGGGCAACGATTAGTATTTGGTGCATCAGATGATTTACATATAGAACATAGCACTCACTCTTATATCAGTAACAATACTGGAGATTTTATTATTCAAACTCAAGGTACTGATTCAGATATGATATTCAAATCAGATGATGGAAGTGGTGGACTTGCTGCTTACCTAACATTAAATGGTGGTTCTGTTATTACAAGAGTTCATAAAATTATGAGATTTGATGATAGTATAGATTTGAGATTAGGTGCTGGAAGTGATTTAAGATTATATCATACAGGTAGTCATAGTTATATAGAAAATTATACTGGAGATTTATATATAAGAAATACTCTTGACGATAAAGATGTTATTCTTCAATCAGATGATGGCTCTGGAGGAACTACTGCTTACCTAACATTAGATGGTAGTGCTACTATTACTACTGTTCATAAAAATATGAAATTTGACGATAGTGTTTATCTATATTTAGGAACAGATTCAGACTTTAACTTACTCCACAACAATACCAATGCTTACATAGAAAATGGAACTGGAGATTTATACATAAGAAATAATGCTAATGATAAAGATGTGATATTACAATCTGATGATGGTTCTGGTGGAACTACTGCTTACCTAACCTTAGATGGTAGCACAACAGATTTATTATTATCTCCACCAGGAAATGTCGGAATAGGAACTTCATCTTTAGGTACTAACTATAAAATGATTGTCAAAAGAACTACTAATTGTAATTTAGGTGTTGGTTTACAAGGTGGAGAATTGTCATTAGAAGCATTTAATGATGCTATTACTGCAAGTGTTCCATTTAGACTATATGGTTCAGAATTTAATATGTTAGGTGGTAATGTCGGAATAGGAACTGAAGCACCAAATGCTAACCTATCGTTAGGTGCTGTTACAGGGGCTAAAAGATTTTTAGTTTACGATGGTGGTTCAAGCAACAATTTATATGCAGGTTTTGGCATTGATTCACCTGCTTCTAATGACTTTTCAATGTATACTCATAATAATGGAGCTTTAAAATTCGGAAAAATGGGTACAGATGCTTCTACTATTACACCATATATGACTATTACAAATGCAGGTAATGTCGGTATAGGAACTACATCACCTGATGAAAGACTTTCTGTAGTAAGTGGTAGTACAAGTAGAACTGCACACTTTGGTAGATATGAAGATAATGGATTATTCTTACATAGTGAAGCAGCAGCAAATGATACTCACTATAATTGGATGATACAAACACAAGAAAATATAGATGGTGGTTTGGAAATTCACCCAAGTGCTTCTGTTGGTGGCTATGATTGGGTAAGTGCTGGTGGTATAGCAATTAAAAGAACTGGAGAAGTCGGTATAGGAACTAACTCACCTGGATATAAGTTAGATGTTGCAGGAGATGCAAGAATATTATCAGGTAGTTTAGGTGTTGGTGTAGCACCTAATGCAACAGATGGTAGAGGAGATTTTAGTAATGATGTAGTTTCTTATTCAACTTCCGATAAAAGATTAAAAGAAAACATTAAACCATTAGATAATGCTTTAGATAAAGTGTTAAAGATTAGTGGTGTATCATTTGACTGGAAAGAATTAACCGAAAAAGAAAAGAAAACTATCCATGGAAACACAGGACATGATGTAGGTGTTATAGCACAAGAAATAGAAGCAATATTACCTGAAGTAGTTACTACAAGGGATAATGGTTATAAAGCAGTTAAATACGAAAAGATTGTACCTCTTTTAATAGAAGCAATAAAAGAACAACAAGTTGAGATAGATTGTTTAAAAGCCAACTATGATCAACTTAAATATAACAGGAGATAACGATGGCTAAAGTAATAGCAGAAAAATCAGTTGAATCAGCAAGTTCACCTAAGCAAGTTGAGATCAAACATACTAAAGTGATGAAAGATGCAGCAGGTAAAGATGTAACAGTAGTTGATTGGACAGATGTAAGACCAGTAGATGATATGATTTCACAAGCAGAAGCAGAATTAGTAAATGCAGAAGCAAGAGTAACTGAACTTAAAGCAGATATTGTTGAATATAAAAAGATTAAGGGTTAAGTATGGCATTACCAGTAGTACCAAATACTAATGTAGCAATGTATACTCATTTAAGAGTATCAAGTGATTGTAACGAAACAAGTAATCTTAGTTTAGCAAGTTTGTTAAATGGTGGTGCTTATGCTTACGATAATTCATTCGGTGCAGCAGGTGGACCAATGAAAGATTGTGATCTAATAGGTGGAAGCAATAATCCATTGCAATCCACAGCAGGGTCAGTCAATCTATATGATGATGATATAGGAACTGCACCATTTCACATGAGCCACACTATAGGTGGACAATATACTTAAAGAATTTTATTAATAATAACATGAGGGTTATGAACAATGAGTGAACAAAGAAAAGTAACAATAGATAAAACAGAACACAATTTTGATGAACTAAAACAAGAACAACAAATTCTTATTGAACACATTGAAAATTGTCGTAAAAACAAAGCACAATTAGCATTTAATCTGGATCGTGAAAATGTAGCAGAAGGTGCATTTGCTAAAATGCTTACTGAATCATTTGATAAAAAAGATGAAAAGAAAGAAGAAAAAGATGCCTAAATTAGATATGATTGGTAATATAATTGACAAAGTAGCAGGTCATGTAGATAAGTTTACTTTGGACAAAGAGGAAAAAGCCCAATTAATACAAGAGATCAACAAAGCACAAATCGAAGTAAACAAGATAGAAGCTGGTCAAACCAATGTATTCGTAAGTGGTTGGCGACCATTCGTAGGGTGGACTTGTGGTATAGCTTTATGTTATCACTTCGTATTGCAACCATTGTTAATGTTTGTGTTCTTGGCTATTGGGAAACCTATGGAATTACCAGTATTCGATATGACAACACTAACAACTGTTTTGACTGGAATGCTAGGTTTGTCGGGCATGAGAACTTGGGAAAAGGTCAAGAGGTCAGCATGACATTTGAAGATATTATTAATGATGTCTTAGCACATGAAGGGGGTTATGTAAATGATCCCCTAGATAAGGGTGGTGAAACAAACTTCGGTATTGCCAAACGATGGTATCCTGAAACAGATATTAAAGCATTGACTAAAAATGATGCAGTTAATATTTACTATAACGATTATTGGAAACCAAGTAAAGCAGAACAACTTCCTAATAGTTTACAAACTACCTATTTTGATATGTGTGTAAATATGGGGCAAACACGAGCAGTTAAGATACTACAAGAAGCTATAAATAGCACAGAAAGCACGACAATAGCCCAAGATGGCATTATTGGAACAATAACGATAAAGAGTGCAGTTAAAGTATCTAAAAGACGATTACAAGCATATCGCTGTTTGTTCTACTCAAAAATAGTAAACGAAGAACCATCACAAAAACGATTCTATTATGGGTGGTTTAAAAGGGCAACGACTACATGAAAAAAATTAAAAGCACAGGGATCATATTTGGCGATATGCACTTCCCTTTGCATGACGAAGCAGCATTTAGTTGTGCTTTAAAAGTCATAGAGAAAGTAAAGCCAAGTGTCTTTATTAATTTAGGGGATTTCGCAGAAGGTGAATATGTTTCCCATTGGAGATGGTCAAGAAGAAGGCGACCACCTTTGGAATACCAATTACCTATGATAGATAAAGAAGCAAAAGAAGTCAATCATCACATGGATAGAATTGACGAAGCATTAGATAAAGTAGGGTGTAAAAAGAAATACCTGGCAATGGGAAATCATGATAATTGGTATAATG